CCACAGCCAACAACGTAACCACAGTCAAGCTCGGCGGGGTAGGCAACGACAACAACAAGAAATACGTCATCCGCTTCAAGCACAAGACAGAGGACCTACGAGTAACCATCGTAGGCAAGAACACAGACGGATTCGAGCTCAGCTTCGCCGCAGACGACGGAGTAACCCTCGAGCCCACCTTCACAGCCTCAGCCATGGACTCGGACGGAGTCCTCGCAGAGGTCAAGTGAGGCGAATAGACGGACAGGGGAGGGGAGACCCTCCCCGATAGAAGAGAATCGGGGATTGACATGCTAGACCTAACCACACTCAACGGCAACCTATACGATATCAAGCTCTTGGACGGGACCGTGCTCCACCTCAAGAGACCCAACCAGTCCATGGTCCAGTACCTAGTGGACATTAAGGGGCTCCACGAGGGGACAGGGGACGAGAAGGCCCTCCTCAAGGCCTTCGCCTCCTTCTTCGCACGGATCCTCAACCGCAACGCGGAGGGGATCGCCTACGACGCCGAGGACCTAGAGGAGGACTACGACTACGAGACCATCCTCTACGTGATCAACGACTACTTCGACCACTGGACCAAGGAGGTAGGCGAGAACGTGGATTTCCCACAGGGCCAACCGCAAAGCTAGACCCTTGGCTGGAGGTTGGCCTAGACGGCTACTCCGTGGTGTGGGAGAAGTTCGGGATACCCCTCGACAGGCAGCTCGAGCTCGACACCCTCACCTACAACCGCATACTGCGGGACTCCCTCGTGCTCAAGCTCAAGGAGACGGAGGGAGGGCAGGAGTACCTCAAGAAGTGCTGGAGATTCAGACAGACGGAGCCCGACTTCTCGGCACTAAAGAACACCGACAGAATCAAGCAACAGGAGGTGACTAAGTGTTAGATTTAGGCACCCTACAGGCACACATCAAGCTAGACGGGGCGGACGAGTTCAACAGTGGGCTCACGGACGCCGCGGACAACGCGGACGCTGCGAACGAGGGCTTCTCCGTCATGAAGGCAGTCCTAGCGGACCTCGCGGCCACGGCGATCAAGAAGGCCATAGAGGGGCTCGCAAGGCTGGGACGCGCCATGATCGACGTTGTCCACCAGTCGATAGACGCCTACGCGGACATGGAGCAGCTCGAGGGCGGAATAGAGAAGCTCTTCGGGGACGACGCCGCGAAGAAGGTCAAGGGCAACGCCGCGGAGGCATTCAGATCCATAGGGATCTCCGCAAACGACTACATGAGCACCGTCACCACGTTCTCCGCATCACTGATCTCCTCTCTTGGAGGGGACACGGAGAAGGCCGCGCAGGCGGCGAACGACGCCCTCACGGACATGGCGGACAACGCCTCAGTGTTCGGATCCGACATGGAGTCCATCCAGAACGCCTACCAAGGCTTCGCCAAGCAGCAGTACACCATGCTGGACAACCTCAAGCTGGGATACGGCGGCACCAAGCAGGAGATGGAGCGCCTCTTGGAGGACGCGGGCAAGCTCACGGGCCAGAAGTACGACATAAACAACCTCAACGACGTCTACAGCGCCATACACGCCATACAGGTGGAGCAGGGCATAGCGGGCAACGCGGCCAAGGAGGCATCCGAGACGGTAAGCGGATCCCTCAGCTCCCTCAAGGCATCGTGGGAGAACCTTCTCGCTGGAGTCGGGGACCCAAGCAAGGACGTGGACAAGCTCGTGGACGACGTCATGGCATCGCTCGGCAACGTTGTGGACAAGCTCTCCCCACTCGTGGACCGCATACTGCAGGGGATGGACAAGATCCTCCCGCAGGTGGCCCAGAAGATACAGCCGCTAATAGCAAAGCTCGAGCCCTACGTGAGCTCCGCGCTGCAGACGCTAGGAAGCCTAGCCCTCAACGCGCTGGGCAACGTGCTCAAGCCCCTTTGAGACCAGTTCGGCCACCTAGTCATAACGGGAGTCGCGCTGGGCATAGGACTGATAGTCGCACCAGTGGGCACACTCATAGCGGCCACGGTGGCGCTACTCCTCAATCAGGCCCTCGTCTTCCTAGAGGACAACTGGGGCTCCATCAGCAAGTGGCTCGGCGGCATACCCTCCAAGATATCCAACGCGGTGGGTAGCCTAGCTGGGACGCTCAAGGCCAAGGGCAGCGAGCTCCTCGGGGGGCTCAGGGACGGGGCGGTGGCGAAGTGGACGGACGCCCGCAAGTGGTTCGCCAACCTCACCAGCAACGTCAAGAGCGCGGTGGGAAGCACCATAGCGACCCTCAGACAGAAGGGCACGGACCTCCTCAGCGGGCTCCAGAGCGGGCTCACCGCGAAGTGGAACTCCATTCGCTCTTGGATAGCGAGCATACCCTCCAAGATCAAGTCCGCGCTGGGCAACGTGGGATCCCTCCTATTCGGCGCTGGGTCCAGCATCGTTCAGGGACTCGTCAACGGACTTAGCTCGAGAGTGTCCTCCGTCATAAGCAAGGCCAAGGAGCTGGGCAGAGTGATCAAGGCCCACAAGGGCCCCAAGTCATACGACCTCAAGCTCTTGGTAGAGAACGGGCAGTGGATCATGAGCGGACTCATAGACGGCATCGACAGCTACGTCCCGACCCTGCAGGACCACCTAAAGGGAGTGGCGGGGACCATAGCTGGGACCAGCCTCACCGCACCAGCGCTCTCCATGGCTGGGGCGGGGACCACGGGCATGACGACCAGCACGTCAACCAACTACAACGTATACATAAACGGCACGGAGATAAACAGCGACAGCGCCATAGAGGGCAAGTTCGTGGAACTCATGACTGCCATGGCACGAAAGGGGATGATGTAAGTGGCAAAGGCAACTACGAGCAGGCTCAACAGCAAGCTACCGACAGTCAGCAAAATAGCCTTCTGCACGTCCGCTGGGACTGGCATGGCAACCAAGATATGGACGGGGGAGAACGGCAAGTTCACCTACAAGGTGGGCTTCAAGCAGAACTCCAAGACCTACCCCTTCCAGATACAGTGGAGACAGCGCTCTCGATACACCAACGCCAACGCCCAGACCAAGGGAGCGCAGTGAACCGCATGGGGGGAGTGGAAGTGCGCATGCGGCGGAGGGGGGATCCCCTTCAACTCGACCGAGAGCGCACGACCAGTCAACAAGTGGATGGTAGCCAACAAGGGCATCAACAAGAACGCCACCTACCAGACATTCCAGACCCTGCAGGACTACCAGATCCCCGCGGACTACGACTGCAGGGAATTCCAGTACCGCATCCGCACGTTCAACAAGTCGCAGGCGAGACACGGCAACTGGACCACCGAGACCATACAGGTATTCAGACGCGCGGAGGTGGTAGACGAGACCTACGTCACCTCCGCGGACGGTGGCCTCAAGGTCAAGTTCAACTACAAGTGGGACCGCAGCGGCATTAAGTCTTGGGTCAGATCCGTGGTTGACGCGCAGGGCAGGGAGCTCCTCACGGGCTCCTACAACGGGCCCATAGAGGCGGGGAACCTAACCGCCAACACCACACCGACCCCAAGAGACGGATACGTGGGAGGGATGATCAAGATACCGCTCTCCAAGCTCAAGAGACGCATAGCGGCGAACGAGACCCTCACCACGGAGATCTACTTCGAGACCGCGGACGGTGCCAAGACCAGAATCGCCAACGGCACGACCATAGAGCCCCGCAGGGACGTCCCCATGCAGCTAACCAGCACGTGGCACGAGGACAGGGGACTACTCGTGGTCTCTGCGACCAACACTGGATCCGTCCCCATCACGGGGATCGGGGCTAGCGCGACCTACACGTGGCACGGCAAGACCTACTCCATCCCTCCGTGCAACCGCAGCGTATCCCTCGCGGGGACCAGCTACTTCCACTTCCTCCCTCCTATTGGAGTCCCCTGCACCGTCAGGGTGAGCACGGAGGACGCGGAGGACTTCAAGGACAGCGACACCATCACCGCCACTGGGACCGCCAAGGGGTACCGACTCAACAAGGCGGACGACGGGGACACATGCGGAGTGGCATGGGGCAACCCGTCATGGGAGATGGGCAGCACCCCGCAGGTGACCACGGAGCTACCCTACGGACGCGACAAGAACGTGGCCTTCTACGGAAGGGGGAGCACCAACGCCATAACCCTATCCGCACTAATACTGGACAAGCCGAACATGTACGCGGGGGACTGATCCCGCAAGAGGGCATGGGACAAGGTCCGCAACAACCAAGGAGTCTATTGGTTCAGAACCTCTCAGGGGGACATGTACAAGGTGGCCCTCACCAGAGTCACCATGAACCACGACACCAAGGACCAGTACAGCCTATCCGTCACCATGACGGAGGTGGTATAGATGGCGTGGGACTGGACCAAGAGCGGGAGAGTGGACTCCTTCGAGTTCGAGAAGGTCTCCTGCAAGGACGTAAACACCACACTGGGAAGCCTAGAGTGCTCCGTCACGGGCGGGACGCTCAACTTCTCCTACAACTCGGACCTCAAGGTGAGCGGGCAGCTCAACGTCACCAACGCACCATCCAACATGCAGGAGCAGGAGTACCTCATTCGGATCTGGTACTGCCCGACACTGGACGGGGAGTCCAAGAGGATAGAGATAGGCACCTTCTACTTCACGGCGGACCTCCACTACGAGAACGGGACCTACAAGGGCACCGTATCCCTCAGAAGCACGCTAGCGCGGCACATAGACGACGTGACCAAGGTGCGGTGGACGCTGGGCAAGAACGGATACACGGCCACGTACTGGAGGGACGTGTTCCGATCCCTCGGCGGCAGCTACTCCATCAACGGGGTGAGCAACGTGAAGCTCAACAAGACGCAGGTGTTCGACGTGGGGACAATGCCCATGGCGATCCTGCAGTTCATAGCGGACACGTGCGGGGGAGAGGTTGCGGTTGACGGCCACGGCAGGACCATCCTGCAGCCATACCAGACACCAGCGACCAAGAAGAAGAACGCCACCAAGGAGATAGTGGCAAACAAGGACAGCGTCATACTCCCAGGACTCGACATAACGAGCTCCATCAAGGAGATACCAAACCGAGTCGTGTGCGTGTTCAAGGAGGCAACGAGAAGCTCCACCAAGACCCACAAGGGCATAGCGGCGCTAGCCGCAACGGAGCCCCGCAGCTACCAGAACATTGGGCGCTGGATAACGAGCTTCTACGAGGTGAACAGCTGCAGCAAGCCATACGAGAAGAACCTAGAGAAGAAGGCCAAGACCTACCTCTCTAACGCGAACAACAAGATAACCTACTACGAGTTCGAC